CTGCTTTGCTGGAACTTGATGCCGGTTCCCGCTGCACTCCCAGGTGTAACCGTCAGCACGTTCTGTGAGCCTGATCCGAACGATGTAGCGCCGCCCGATGGTTGCAGCGTCAGGGCTGTGCGCGCTGCCCAGGTCAGGTTGACCGTCAGCCCGGTAGCACCCCAGGCCGCTGCTGGCCCCGATGGCGTGAGCGTCACCGGATTAGTTGGGACAGCGCCTTTCGAGATCGGCGCCTGTCCGTTATAGAACGACACCGCTGTGACAACGCCACTGGCGAGCGTCAGGCTGTAGATACCACCGTTAGCGTCGGTCGCGTAATACAGGCCGCCGCCGGTAGGCCAGCTTGAGCCGCCGCTGACCAGGGCGACAGCCGTGGCAACGGACCCTGTCGTGTCAATCGAGAGGCCGCTTGCGGTCTTACTGAGATACCCAGTCCCCACTTGCATCGTGGCATTAGCATCGACAGAGAAGCCACCCGGTCCACGGAACGAATAGCCTGAGAACACGCCGGCGGCGAGGTCGATGCCGTGTCGCGCATTGGCTGGATAGCCAGTAACGCTACTGGGAAATGCTGCGATCAGGGAAGCAGTAGTCTTCATCGGCCACACGCTGGCACCGAATGCCAGTCCGCAGTCCCAGCCCCTGGCAGCAACCGCGCCGCTCTGGTCATTCAGCACGAGAGCATAGTCCTGCCCAGATGAACCAGATGCGCCATGCGCCATCGTATGGGTGATGAGCAACCCGGCGATGGTGCCGAAAGTTGAGCCAGCCTGTGCCTCGATGTCCAGTTCTGCCGCACTGCCGCCGCTGCCGTTGATGAAACCAGGCTGAAACGCCAGGTACCCGTTCAACGTGCAGGCACCACCCTGCATTCCACCCTTGGTATCAGTGCCGCCCCAGGTGTTCGTCATCGCGATACTGGAATGGACACCTTCGAGAACACCGCCGCCGGTGACAGCGCCGGTCTGCACAATATTGGACACAATGACGGCACGCGAACCGGTATAACCGGCGCCACCGATGTTATAGTTATACATGGTATGCGCCAGCAGATTGCCGGTCTTAGCCATATTGTCCGAGTTAACGATCCAGTTGTTGACCCCTATAATACCAGTTGCGCTGTTGGCGCCACTGAAGTTAAGGTTTTGTGTAAAGGCCCCGGTCATCGGCGTGCCCTGGACGGTATACATGCCGTGGGTTAGCGGCCCCGACACCGTACCGCCGGTCAGCGCCAGGAACGGGCCGCCCTCGGCTATCGGTCCAGGCACGCCCTGCGGTCCAGGGGGCCCCATAGGCCCAGGCGGCCCAACCCAAGCCGCCGGATCAGGCGGCCCGGAGGCCGTGCTGTAATCGCTGTACGCGAGCTTATACGCCACCGCACACCTCGTGGGATTTAGAAGTACGCCACCGACACGGTCTCGCCGCTGCTGGGCAGTGCGATGTAGCGGTAGATCGCCACCATGGCGTCGCGCACGTCGTTCGCGTCGGTCGTCTGCAGGCCGAACAGCGGGTCGAGATTGGCGGAGGTTAGCACGACGTACGGATCACCGAGCGCGGTTGGAATATCCAGGCTTCCCCACCGCGCGATGCCGCGCATAACGAGGTCGTCATGCACCGCCTGCACCGCCTGCTGCGCGTTGTCGTCGGCAGACAGCACCATCGCCCCCTTGCGCACGCGCGCCTCGAGCGCCGGGATGATGGCTGGATCGATCGCCTTGCCGAGGCTGACCCCTGCGTTGGCGACCGTCAGCTTGGTGTATTCCATAGCGAATGCGCGCGGCACGGCATCACCGGTCCACCACACCACGCCCTGCGCATCGAGCGCCGCATGCACCGATGCCACCTTATCGAGCATGAACGGCATGTCGGCGCTGAGCACTGTCGCGCCGGCTCGGATGCGGCCTTCCAACAACGCCACGATCGCCGGATCGATCGCCTTGCCAAAGCTGCTGCCCGCCATCGCCGCGGTAAGCTTGGTGTATTCCTCGGTGAACGCGCGCGGGATGGTGCTGAGTGTCCACGTTGCGATGCCCTGCGCAACCAGCGAGCCATGCACGCTCGATACCTTGTCGAACGTGAGCGCCTGATCGGAGGCGATCGGTGTTTCGTCCGAGGCAATGACACCAAGCTCGATCAGCGCCGACGTGGCGATCGTGGCCTGCGGCACCGTCTCGGTGGCTGGTATGCCGTCCGAGTTCAGCACGCCGAGTTCCACCAGTGCGGCGGTCGCGATATCTGCTACCGGCACCATCTCGGTGAGCGTCGGGCTGTCATCGAGCGGTACGATGCGCACACCAAGACGACGCAACGCCTGCTGTGCCACCGTTCCTATAGAGATTGTCATCAGCGGCCCTCTATCTCACTTGAGTCTGGCGAACTCGCCAAAAAACCGGAGCGCGGCGGCGCGGTAGGCGTTGTGGGCTTCCTGAGCCGTACTAAAATGTCCGAGCCAATAATGCGCTCGCTGATGGCTGATCTGAGCCAGCCATTTTCCGGCGCGCTTATCCCAACACACGCCCTTGAAACCAGATGTATTAGTCCTCGGCGGCCCGCTGTTCGCAGCGTTCTCAGAGCGCGTGGCTATTCGTAGGTTGGAAAGGCGATTATCGCGCCAGTCGCCGTTCGCATGATCGATCATGTCAGACGGGAACTCGCCATATACATACCACCAAGCGAGCCTATTCGCTCGATACCTCCGGCCACCAAGCATTATCTGGACGAAGTTAGGTCCGGGTGTTCCAGCCGCTTTCCCTGCCCATTTACCGTTCCACTGCACAGAACGGTCTGGTCTACGCTTCCAAGTGAAGACGCCAGTCGTCGGATCGTAGTCCAGCGCTGAGCGCAGTTGCTCGGTGGTTAAGGAATAGTCTAAGCGTGTTTTAGCCATCACCGCTCCTCACACGAGTGGTAGGGTCAGAGGCCCGTCGGTGCGTCGAACACCTGCGGGCCTCGCTTCTGGTTATAGCATAAGAACGGTCATCAGGCCACCACGACGCCGACTGACGGAGGCGCTGCCGACGAGCCTGCAGCGTTGGTCGCGGTCACGGTGCAGGTCGCGCTCTGCCCCACGTCAGCCGGCTGCACGTCGTAGGTCGCTGCGTCAGTGCCGACGCCCACGCTGTTGACCTGCCAGGCGTAGGCGTAGCTGGTGGGCTCGCCGGTCCATTCGCCCTGAGTGCAGCTCAGCGTGGTGCCCGACTGGGTGACCGCTGGCACGGCGGTGTTGACTGGCGCGGTGGCCGTCCCGCCGTTGCCACCGTTCCCGCCGGTTGGTGGCACATCGACCTCGGCACCGGGATCGGCCGGGTCCACGCCCAGTTCCACGTATCCCGCATCGCGCAGCATCGTGTTGTGCTCAATGTTGTCGTAGACGCCGCGCGCCCCGGCCGAAGCCGCGCTATCCGGCGGCAACACCACCGTGGCGCCCTGGATGCCGGCGATCTGTTCGGGCGTGGGCGGCTCGAGGCCGAGTTCGGACGCCGCCGCAGTGATGGACGCCGACACGGTCGGTTTGTTGGGCATGGAATGTCTCCTGTGAGAAAAGCAGGAGGCCAATCAATGACCTCCTGTCGTAGCTACAAACGGCTATGCGTCAGCGACCGCAGCGCTCCACACCGTCATGACGCCGTTGTCAACTGGTTTCGTTGTGTCAACGGTAGGGTCTGTACCAAACCTGAGCTTAGCGACTCCTCTTATTTCTTCTACGCCAACACCGTTCATAACCTGTGCCTTCGCTGAAGGATCGCTAGTCCTCAACCGCCCTATCGGGCTGCTCATCCTCGCGGATGAGAGGAGACCATATCATCACCCTGTGGGGTGTCTGGCGCTTCGGGCCGCTTGGCCCTACTCCCCTTCCGGGGATGGTCGTTGCACCTTCCGCCTCTCGGCGGCTTGGCTCAGGATTGTCTACGAGAGATGTTCCCTGAGTTCACCAGATTGTTCGACGCTCATTGCTGAGCGAAGGGGCCTAGTGGATGGTTGACCCGTAGTCGCGAGTGTTGGTTATCACCTTGGTTCTCTGGGCCCACGCGATCCCGATCGCCTGTGCCCCGCACAGATACGACGCACCGCAGTCGATCGTGGAGCCGCCCGTGTCACCGGTATGCAGGATCGGCAGCTCGGGGATTTCACGGATGATGACCCCGTCGTAGATCAGGTCACCGGCGGTAAACAACGGATTGTCGCTGCCCCGGTTCCAAGCGTATTGCAGCGCGTTGATGATGACCGGATCGAGCATTAGGTCGCGGAACACGAGGCTCGGCACGAACATCACGTACCACTCCTCGTCGTTGCTAATCCGGATGGGTCGGATCTTCGGTACTGCGGTGCGTGCTAGCCGCTTTGCGAGGGTGATCTGCGCGGCGGTCATCTTGTCGGCGGTGTTGTCGACTGTCGCCAATGCAGTTGCATATACACCGCTGACCGCGTTGGCCTTGGAGATCCCGAACAGCACCCGGTCGGCGTTGTTCACCAGCCAGGTATTGCGCTGGGCTGCGGTGGCGGCGGCGTAGGTGACCTGGACGTTGCCGTCCGCCGTCATCGCGCCGAGTGACGAGATGATGTCATTGCGGAGCTTGTTGGCCGCCCAGTTTTTCAGGACGCTCCTGCCAGCTTGCAGCAGGTCGATGACCGACTTCTGTTCGTCCCAGTCCGACACCGCCACGGCGTGGCGAATGACGCTGACCACGACGTTAAGCGATCTGGCGTTTAGTATTTCTTCATTGCCCTCCAACACCGTGTTGCCGCTAACGCCGGCTCCGACCAGATTGCGGACGGTTGGAAAGACGACAGTATCGCCGGGTTTGCGCGTAAGATCAGTTTGCAACTGTATCATGGCATCCATAGTGGTGCCGAAATACGGTGTGAACTGATTTTCTCGGAGGAACTCTACCCAGAAGTCTGATTGCCACTGTATTGGGGTTAAGCCCGGTCTTGCCGGGGTTAGGATCATGTCAGCCATTGTTTGGGGTTCCGCATTGGGATTGCGGCCCGCTTCGACGACCCGGACTCGATAGGTCGAACCGCCCGCTTGTTACGACCCGGCTACGGTCGGACACCCGTTCAGTTCACCCGGCGACGGTTAGCCCCACTTCGACGACCTGGGACTGGTCGAAACGCCCGATTGCCCCCGGCTACGGGGTAGGCACGGCACGTCTTAGTAACGCACTGAGCCGCCTGCGCCGTTGGGCCGCTTGCGGTTCTGCACGACACTGAGCACGTCCTCGAGGCTCGGCTCGCCGGACCATGCCCCCGCGGTGCGTCCTGCGACGCTGCGAGCGGTGCCGAGGCTTGGCTGCATGCCGGCGGCGGGTGATGGGGCGGGCTGCGCCTTGGCTTCCTGCTCCCAGCGTGCGCGCGCTTCGGCCTCGATCTTGGCCCTGAACGCGGCCGGGTCGTCACCGACATCGCGCACCAGGCGCAGCCGGTCGACCTCGCGGGTGAGCCAGGCATAGGGATGCGGCTGGCTGTAGAGCTTGCCGAACAGCGTCGGGTCCGCGTTGGCCAGGTTGCGGAACTCCTGCACGTACTCGTTCAGCTTCTCTGCCCCGATCTTATCGGCCAGCATCATCTCGGAGTTGTTGAGCCGCTCGTTGAGCAGCGCGGCCTGCTGCTGCTGGACGACGTGCTGCGCCCACCCCTGCGGGTTGGTGGCGGGATCCGGTGGCTGCGGTGGCGGGGCGGTCGCGCGGCGGGTTGCCTCATCCAGTTGGCGTTGCAGCTCCTTGTGGCGGGTCTCAGCCTCGACCGCACGGGCTTTCCAATCCTGCCGGCGCTGGCGTTCGCGCTCCAGCACTTGCTGCGGGATGTAGCTCTTGCCGTCCTGCTCGAGCCGATCGGTCGGCTCCGCATCAGCCTCGTCCTCGGGCTCAGGCTTGGCCTTGTCAGGCTTGGCCGCCGGCTCGGCCTTTGCCTCGGGCTTCGGCGCCGGCGCCTCTGGCGCTGCCTGTGGGGCTGGTGCGGGGGCGTCTGTGACGGTCGCGGTCTCGCCCGCGAGGAACGACTCAAGTTGTTCGTTAGCCATGATGGTCCTCGGAGATGCGTGTTGGTGGCGATCGACTCCGCAACCGGTTCGTCAGCGGTTGCGGAGCGCCGCCCTTCGGCCTCACCCGTGGGAGGAGTTCTCGGCCGTCAGTTCAGATGGCAGCGGCGGCAGCGTGCGGGCGCCGGGTCGCAGCGGCTGTGCTGGTCGCTGGCGCGGCTCGGGCGGTGGCGTCTCCCCGGGCTGCTCCCGCATCTTCGGCAACTGCAACGCCTGCGTCTGCTTGGTGACGCTGTATTTGCTGCGCCCCAGCATGCGCCCGATGAGGACCGGCCCCATGCCGTTCTCCCACATGCGGCGCAGCGTGGTGCGCTCCTCGTCGGTCCAGGGAACCGAGACGACATGTTTCATGCTGGCTGGCATGGCGGCGCTCCGCTGTGCTATGCTGAGATCCGCGATAAGTCCGAGAACTCAGCGCCCCGTATCTCCCGTGTGAGTGCGGGGCTTTTTTCGTGGTATCTACTGACGTGAGCGGCGCAAAGACTATGCGAATGCAGGGCGTCATTGAGGACTTAGCGCTTCCGGCGAGGTATGGCAGCGAGGAGGCTTATTGTCTCCGCCGTGGCTGGCCCTCTACTCGCGCACCGGGAATTGTCCTCCCGCTCGCCTCAATTGTGGCAACCGGCTCCTGACTGGGGGTAGCTATCGGTAAGGGCATTTTGAAGAGCTACTGCTTCGTCAGGCACGCGTGCAGCAACTGGTTGAGCACGTCGGCCGTATGCTTCGCCCTCGCATCGACAAACCACGCCAGAAAGCCCAGCGCCATCACGTTGCACAGCACCAACGCCAGGAACTGCGGGCCGAGCCCGTGAGTGACCGACTGCCCCAGTTTGATCGCCGCCTGGACGACCGTGGTGTGGCCGCCCCCGTTGCCGTTCGGAGGTGCCTCGACCATCACACCAGCCAATATCCCCGCTGACGCAGGGAACACTTGCCGTTAGGCCCCGACGGTGGTGCGCTTGTCGGTTCAACCCCGCATGCGCAGGGAACGACGTCATGCACCGACAGTAGTCCTTTTGTCGTACACAGACACCCCATTATCTAAAGCTTGTATCACTTTTCCAAGACGCATGCTGGCGTCCTCCAGGTGCCGGTAGGCCAGCATGATGTTGGCAAGCGCTTCAGCGTTGGATGTGCCCACCTTCATTAGAATGACCGCCTCGGCAAGCGCCTTGATCTGCATCCGCGCCTCGTTGGCAACATCCACGCCTTTAGCTTGGCCGCTCACGATGCCCTCCGCGACCGCACCAACCCAAGCCCAAGCAGCCCGACCCCGAGCAACGCCAGCGTAGCCGGCTCCGGCACTGCCGCAGGCGATGCTGAGAACGTCCCCGACACCGATGAGGTGAACGAGCCGATACTCGTGCCCACAATGCTAAACCCCGGCGTGATGCCAGCGAACGCCAGTCCCACCGCGCTCGGGTTGAACAGGTCGGTGATGATGTCCGATGTCAGCGTCAGGCTGTCAGGCGGGGCACCAACGGCGAGCGCGCCACCCGCACCACTGCCAAACGACACGTCCGTGAACACGCCGCTGAGGTAGTTGGTCCCTGTGCCCCCTGCCCCACTGGTAATGCTGAACGTGCCGCTAAACTTCTGCGCGCTGCCGCCGAGGATCGGCACGGCCGCACCATCGGACGCGGCGGTGAGATCGAACAGCGCAGCAGTCGGAACCCCGTTCTCGATCTGAGTGATGGAGATGGACGCATCGGTCGCGCTCAGCGTGGTGGCGGTCTGGGCGCCGTTCTCCGTCGCCGTGATCGGCGTCCCGGCTGTCTGGCCAAACGAGAGGATGACCGCCGCATAGGCCGGCGCGTGGAAGAACATGGCGCCCGCCACAATGGCAGTGCCGAGCAGTGCGTGTTTCATGACGTGAAGCCCCTGGAATGTTCGTTGTTGTGCCGTCTCTCCGGCTGTCACCGCGAGCCGTCTACTGGAAGCGCGGTTAATCCTGATGAAGCGACGGCTACCCAGGGCGGCTCCTGGCGGATTGCGTCCCCGTTCGATCTCGTCCCCGCCATCGAAGATCGCGTTACTTCGGCTGTGCGTGGGGCGGCAGCGGCATGCCAGGGCGCAGGCTCGGATCGATCGCATGGTAGCTCCAGCCGTAGTTCGGCATGTAGACCAGGCACCAGTACGTGGCCCCGGCAATCGGATGCTCCGGCGTGCCAGGCACCTGGCCACCAGTCGGCGGCGCAACGGGGTGCGTAGGCGTCCCAGGCGCGCTGCCAGAGCCAGGCGGGAGGCCCTGATCGGGCTTGGGCGGCAGGTAGCCCCCTACAGGCGGCCAGATGCTGCCAGGCGGCGTCCCAGGCGGCGCTGGCACGATGGGATGGGCCGGGACGGGGGGCGGCCACACACCCAACGGAGGCGGCGGAATGGGCAGGCTGTTGTCGATCTGCCCGCCACCACCCCCTGGCAACTCGTTGTCCGGATAATTGCCCCCAATGCTATCAAGCGTCAGAGCCCCGCCAGTCACGCGAAATGTCGGCATCAGATGTCTCCATGTGTCGTTGCGTCTCTACGTCTCTACGTCGTTGCGTCTTTGCGTCGTCACAGCCGGTAGAGCGTGCCCCAGCGTGCCAGTGAGGCTTTCCGGGCAATGTCCTGTCGCTGGTGCTTCGACAGTGCCTTCGCCCGCGCTATCCCACCGAGCCGGCCTACCGTCTTGGCCCTGGCTGATGTCAGCTTGTAGCGGGGACGAGCCCTCATCCTACACCCCGTTGCCACTTCGACTCGACCGTGCTGTGATGACGCACCGCGTCCGTGCAAGGAGCGCGGGAGAGTAGCGGGCGGTAACCGCCAGAAGCCGCCCCTACTCGCTCATGTGACAGCGGTGATCAACAGCACGACCAGCGCCAGCACCATGATCCCGAGCAGCGCCCCGTGGCTCACTCCGCAGCCTCCGCAAACAGGTCGGCAATCTCGGTCTCGACAGGATGCTCGGGCACGGGGCCGAGGTCAGCGAACAGCGGCGCGTCGTCCCGACAGCGCTCCATCGCCATGCGCGTGTACTCCACATTGAGTTCCACCCCGATCGCATCACGTTGCAGCCGGTCGGCTACGAGGAGCGTGGTGCCAGCACCAGCGAACGGATCAAGCACCGTGCATGGAACGACAGCCGCCTCGTGGTCGCAGCCTGCGCGCCAGCCGGTGGTGACCGCTGTTGGCGGCTCCAGCATAGTGCCACTACTCCTCGTCCTGCCCATCGGGTGCGTGCGCTCGCTGCGCTCAATCACCATCGCTGTGCGCTCCGTCACCCGCACCCACGGCTTGCCGCACTGGCTGCAACAGCCGCGCTCCGACGTGCCAGCCTTGATGCACCGCTCGGCCAGCGCTGGCGGAAACGTCGCAAAATGCGCCTCGCTGTAGGGCGCCGTGGCGATCGTCCAGACGTTGCGCAGGTTGCGGCCGTTGGGATTGTAGTTCCTGTCCTGCATCGTCATCGGCGCTCGCGATAACCCATCACTGCGACCTTCGTAGCCAGCAGCAGATAACGCGCTCTTTGTATATACCCCATTCACCACGTTAACGTCTTGGTGCGGTTCCCTTACCGCATCAGCATCATAGAAATACCGAGCGCTCTTGGTCAGCAGAAACACATGCTCATGCGCGCTCGTCGGCCGGTCGGTGACGCTCTCCGGCATCGGGTTGGGCTTGTGCCAGATAATGTCCGACCGCACCCACCAACCATCCGCCTGCAACGCCAGCGCCAGCCGCGCCGGCATCATCAGCAGGTCTTTGGGTTTGCTCCGATGCGTCCTCTGTTGGCGTTCGCCAAACGATTTGCGCTCGTATATGTCGCTATACGTCCGCCCGCCGTCATGCCTGCCAATCTCACCACTTGCGTAACTATCTCCGAGATTGCACCAAACTGTCCCATCCGGCCGCAGCACACGGCGCACCTCACGGAACACCCCAACCATCGTCGCCAGATACTCGTCTGGCGTCGCCTCCAGCCCGATTTGGCCAGCACAGCCGTAATCCCGCAGCCCGTAATACGGCGGCGAGGTCACCACGCACTGCACGCTGTCGGCTGGCAGCGTGGCCAGCACATCCCGACAGTCGCCCGAGAGCAGCCGGATCACCACGGTCCCCGCCAGCCGCCGATGCCCGAGAACAGCAGCAGCACAATCAGCAGGATCACTACCAGCCCGACGCCGCCATACATGCCTGGGCCGTAGTAGCCGCCACGATAGCCGTAGTACCCGCCGCCCAGACCTCCGAACAGGATCAGCACGACGAGGATGATCAGCACGAGGCTCATGGCGCGCTCCCCGGCGGTTGTGGCTGTGGAATTGGCGTGCGCATCAGCCTGTTCGTCGTGATGGCCGTCTGGTGCGTCTGGTGCGCAGTGTGCAGCGTCTGCTGTGCGGTCTGCGGGATCTTCGCCGCGGTCAGCATCGTGGAGGCGCGTGTATTGGCAATGTCGGCCTGCTTCTTGGCCAGGTCAGTCATGTGGTGGGCCATCGCAACCTCGGGCGTCATCTGCTCAGGGTCCAACGGCTGCTGCATCGGCTGTGACGCGCCAGGCGGGTTGTCCGGAGCCACATGCGGCTGCCCGTAGGGTGGTGCGCTGAACTCGCCATGCACGGAATGCACATTGGCTGCGGCGTTGACCTTGCGTTCCTGCGCCAGCGCCATGTCTGCCTGCGCTTTCGCCTGTTTGCCCTGGATGTCGGCTTGCGCGTGCTGCGTTGCGAGTTGCCCCGCTTGCTGTTGGGCCTGCTGCTGCTGCTGTTGGTGCTCTTTCATGCGCTCGAGGATTTGGTCCTTGTCGCGCAGCCCTGACGCTGCAATCAGCACGTCGCCCGGTATCAGCCCAGGCTGAACGCTCGCAAGCTGCACGAGGCTCTGGAACTCCTCGGCCTGCAGGCTCGGGATGTCGATGCCCTCCTCGATCGTGATGTCCACGTCCAAATCGCTGATGTCATTTTCTATCCCGACGACCTGCTGCAATCGCGGATCGCCAGGGACAAGTTGCATTTGTTGCATGACTGCGGCTCTATGCTGCGGGTCCATGTCGGCCAATTTATCCATCAATCTTACGGGCCGGTTAATCCCCACCCATCTTGTTTCCCCCAGGTCATCGGTCACCCTGACCCACTTCCCTCCAGTCCAATATTCCCTAGCTGCTTGCCACGCCGTCTCGTAGACGCGGCGTGACCAGAACCGCAGCGCATCGGCCAGCGGCTCGTTCTGCACCGCACCACCGGCCTGCTGCGCCAGAATCGCCCGCCCTGACAGCTCCCTTGAGTCCGTCCCGCTCATCGCGGCATTCGGCCCTGAGAGCTGCATCTCGGCGGTGGCGTGCTGCAACAGTTGGAACTGGCCGGCGGCGAGGTCTGTGGTTTGCTGGATCTCAAACTTCAGCCCCGGCATGACTTCGACATACCCATCAGGCCTCGCAACTTCGCGCCTCGCCTTATCGACATCGGGCACCGCACCCTGCTCGGCGACCACTTGATGCACGTTCAGCAAGTGCATTGCCTTGGAGCGGCGCTTGTTGATCTCGTCCTGGAGCGAGATCAGCCCGCGCACCATGCCGTAGCGCTGGTTCTCGCGATTGATGTAGCTGCTTTGCAGCAGTAGCCCTGAGCAGCTCTTGCCCTTACGGTCCTTGAACTGGGAGCGTTGCGGCTTGGCCAGCAGCCCCGACTTGGTGTAGGTCGCGCGCCACCACGTCCCACGCTCGGACCAATCGCACTGTACGAGGCGCACACGCCGCCGGTTGTTGTCGGTCCAGAACGCCGTCTCTGGCCTGTCGTTGTAGTAGAAATCGGTGGACGAGAATGAGGACTCGATCACATCGTCGGCGTCGGGATACATCTCCTCCAACGCATCACGGTCGGTCCAGATGACCATGCCCTTGTAGCGCGCATCGCTGAAGTCCAGCGATCGGCTGTGCGGATCGTACCAGACCCGGTCCCACGGAATGTGCGTCATGGTGACGTTGCACGATCCCTGGCCATCATCCTCAAGCCCGAGGTCAACGCCGCCCGCGCCTTCCGTCAGCATGTTCTCGAACACCAGACTGCGCAGCAGGCTGAAGCTGTTGTCGTCCGCGATGTAGCGCAAGCACTGCGTTGCAGCGTCGGCACGGTCCTCCTCGGCCGGTGTGCGGGCGAAAGCTTTGGGGTCGGTGCGGGCCTTGCGCTCCATGCCGCAGAGCAGATCCAGCTTATCTTTGATCTTGTTGATCGTAATGATCGGCTGGCCGCGTTCCCGCAGCACCTTTAGCTCGTCCCTGGTGTATTGGTTGTGGTCGACATAATCGCGGTCGCGCTGCGCCAGGTTGATCTCGTCTTGGCGCGCCAGCTCGCTCTCCTCGAACCAGCGGATCAGGCGGGCGTGGAGGTCGTCGAGGTCACGGGGGTAAGCGTTGGGATCGCCGCCAGTCAGGTCACGGATCGCCGGCGGCGTGTCGGGGCCGCGGTCGCCGGGATGGACGTGGAGATGGAAAGCTGTGTCGCTCACTGGCTCGGCTGCTGTTGCTGGGTTGCGGCGGCTGCGGCGCCACCGCCTGCGATCAGGCCGGCGAGGCCATACTTGCGCAATATCTCGATCGTTGCCGGATCGAACACGACGTAGTTGTGGGTGCCCGGCGGCTGGCCTTCGGACATCGGCGGTATCGTGCGTGGCGATTGCAGAAGCGTGCTGGCCTGACGCATGGCATCGGCGCCTGCCGTGTCGCCCTCCGCGGCCCGCAGTTGCGCGTGTCGGTCGGCTATCGCTGCTGCGGCTGTTCGATCGCCACTGGCCATATCCATCGCATGTGAGGCTATATGCGTCGGGTCGGACGGATCGTAGGGCTTGCCATCCACCAGCTTGATGGGATCGCGCGCTCCTCGGCTGCCTTGGTCGAGGTAGCGAATGCCGGCAACTCCCGCATCACGAAGCTGCTGTGCGCCTTCCGGTGTCTTGGGCGCTATCTGACTGCCGGGAAACTTGCCGCTCTGTAGATACGGCTCAGTCCACGGCACTTTGCCGAGCGCATCCTGCACATGCTGAGACTGCTCGCTGAGCGGCTTGTCCCAGTCGAGGAAATGCTCCGGATCAGCGTTGATGTTCACCTGATACATGTGGCCGGCTTGCTTCCAATCTGCGGGATCAAGTCCTCGCAGCCTTTCGGCGGCGTTGTAATACATCTGCGCTGAACCGTGGTTCCGGCTATCTGTTGACCCGGCCATAAAGTCGCCGTGGTCCTGCAACTCCTGCGCACGGCGCGCGATCATATCGCCCATAGTCTCGCCGGGCTTAGGTGGCTCAAACCATCCAGCGGCGGCACTTTCCGGCGACCAGCTTGCGGCCGGATCAAGACGCTTGCCTTGGAAGGTATAGCCGCCGCCCTTGTAGCTCTGCGCCGTGCTTTCCTGATCGGCAGCATACAATCCATAACCGAATGCCTGATTACCCTCGCCGGTGCCGATCTTAGAGCTATCGAACCGGTCGAAGCTGTGCGGGCTGCCGTGATAGGCCACGATGCCAGGCGGCGGCACGTCACCCGGGGCTACGGTGGATGGGCTACGGGTTAGCCTGTCGCCGCCACCGCGTTCATCGAAGCCCCACCGCTGATACCAGTCACGCAACCCCTCGTAATCTAGCCCAGCGGAGCCGTCAGCATCGGATGCCGGCGAGGCGTGCAGAGTGACGCCGTGCTGATCTGCTAAGTCCGTGGCGGTTCCCATCAGCGTATTGCCAATACCCTGGCCCCGCTTGTCAGGGTCAACCTGAATGTGACTGATCTCCACTTCATTCGGCCCGTGCTCGAAGAAATGCACGTTACTCACATCAGCAAGACCAGACTTGGCATGCGCGGCGTCGAAGGCGTCCTGGAACCGCTCAGCGGGCGACAAGTTAGGCGCCTCACCCGGCGCTGTGGTGCCCATCATGACGCCCTCAGCGGTAGCCTTGGCGCCCTCCACGAGGCCCTTCTGCGTCGGCAGGCCGGTGTTGGGATCGAGCAGGCCCTGGCGCACGCTCTCGGCGCGCTGGTCTTGTAGCCACTGCCACGCCTGCTGGCCCGCTGCTGCCACGCCTGCGCCCTGGCTCGTGGGGTTCGGTGGAGCGGCGTAGTTGAGCATCGGCGGCCCGAGCGCGTTGGGCTGGCCCAGGGGGCTGTTGGGCTGCCACAGCCACGGCATGTTCGGTGGCGCTAAGCCGTTGTCTGGCATGGGGCTGTGATGCTGCTCTGAATGGATCTGGCCACATTGGGCGCGTTACTTCGTGGGTTTTCCGCCGCCTCGCCAATCGGACGATTGGTCTAGACCTTAGCGCTGCGGTTGTTCCGACCGATAATATCCCTTTGTGGACTCAATCCTTGTGGCGTACGTCATGCTGCGGCATCAGGCGAGCGGTGACGCGCCCCACCTCCTCGGCCACGCACACCTCGGCGTAGTCGCGGAACCAGGCTGCGGCCCAATCGATGCGCTCATCGCGATCTATCAGGGGGTCGTCGTCTACCCGAAGGAACGCCTCGTCGTACGCTGCGATAAACCCCTCGGCCCATTTCTGCGGATCGGTGCCGGCGTAACGATGGAACTCGGCGCCGCTCATCGTGGTGGTGTCTGGCTGCTCGGTCATGAGCCGCGTGCCCGCGAGACTTTCTTCGCCTGGCTCAGCGCGATCGCGACGGCCTGCTTTTGGCTTTTGACCACAGGACCGCGCTTAGAGCCGCTGTGGAGCTTATCGGCGCCCCACTCATGCATCACGGCTGCGACCTTGCGCTGTCCCTTGGGGCCGATGCCGGCTGTGCTCTTGGCCATGTGCCGCTCCTTTCAAGCCACGCGCCAGCTCTCAGCTGTGCTCTGCGATGCGCGCTGGAACGCCCTGTCCCA